CATACCCAGAAGACCCTGGTGTAAACTCACGTAGAGGAGGGGCTTCTTGATAGAACTCCCAAGTGTTTGTGTAGTTCACTGTGCAGTTCTTCTGAACAGAGATGTTACCAGGTTTTAGGAGATATTCCCTACGATAGAGAACAGGGGCCTGATTATTAGTTTTGTACACCGTCTGTATAATCTCAGGCATACATGATCCATCACATCCAACATTTCCACAACAGGGACTTGGGATGGAGCAATCAGTTACAATTGGACTCACCTGAATTGTGGTGGCTGTAGCAGCTTGAGAATAGAATGAGTTGGCAGATTGATAGGGGAAACCATTTACAGCTGTACACATCCAAGCCTCACGAACAGCATAGAAGTTGTCTGGAAGCCTAGCTTCATAGTCACAGATGTGAAGAACTTCTTCTTGGATGACATAAGTGGTTCTACCCAGCTTTCTTAGACACTTGTCTAAGTAGGTGGGGAACATCAAATCATCAACAGCCCCTGTATCAAAATAGCTCTTAAACTCCTCTTTTACAGTGGAATAAATGATCTCAGGACTGATGAAGTTGTATTTATAGTAGTATGACATAGTGGATTATCTTTTCCATTCACGATAGATATTCTGATACTTACTATCAGTTTTTAAGTAGTGGGATAGAAGTCTGGAGGTTGTTCTGGATGGTTTAAAGTACCAAAGGTCTGTCTGTTTCAGTCTAGCTGAGTCCTTAAACCACATCCATCCAAAGAAATATCCTTCTGTATGGAAGTTGAAATTGTAAATGATTTTACCCTTTTCCCTTGTCTTTTTCCAGTCTACAGGGAGGTTGATGAACTCTTTACCATCTACACCCTTCATCTTTCTGCGTTTCTTCTTATTGATGGAAAACTCACCAAACCCAAAAGGGAGCTTTGCTTTCTCCCCTGTTTCAAGAATATACTCCTTGAAACCATCTGTGTAGGAATAGATGATGTTTCTCCACTCATCAAAAGAAAGCTTGATGGTTGGATGCTTCTTACAGAAATTGTTGTAGTTGTCTTTGCTTGAACTTCTCCAATCTACCTTGGTTCGCATTAGTTTGTTGGTTTAGTATTGGGCGCCTGACCATCAATACCTTCTGCTGTCATATCTGTCTTCAATGAGAAGTATGTAGCCAGAAGTTTTTGAGAGGTGAGCTCCAATACCTGCTTCTCCAAATAACCTGGAAGAGCAAACTCCTTGTCTAATGGATTCATACACAACTGTTCTGTTGTATATTGAGGAGTACCACAATCACATTCGGGATAGAGTATTTCGTTAGGAACATCCTCCTCAAACAGAGCTACAAATCTGATAGCTTGTAAAAGGGGGTTGCTAACGTATAGATAACCATTACTTATCCAATAATACTCTTCCTTCTTAATGATGGGAAGTTTTAGAAGGTTTATATACCTATTGATGGTTATTTCCTTAAGTTTCTTTCCTTGCCCACTCATAGCATTAATTGAGTAGACACCCTGTATTACATACTGGTAGTTACCCTCAGAAATACGAGGAAGCTTATATTTACTCCTAGCTACAGTGCAAGGATCAACATAGTCACAACATTCGGAAATAGGAACTTGCACCATCTCCAAACAAGGGATGGTTGTGAACAACGTGTCAGTTGCCCACAACTTTCTGAGATTGGTTTCTCTCTTAATAAGTAAGAGAGAATTGTTCCTAATTTCAGAAGCAATAGCTCTGTCCGTAATCAAGCTATCTGTAGACAGAAGCTTGTGGGCAGAGCGTACATCTGAAACTAATTTCCTTAACGTGGCCATTATATATACTGTTTGAAGATGTTTGTCATTCCATCATCGGAATCTAGGAGAAAGCCTGTTACCTCACCTCTACTTATTGTATATCCATTCTTATCATCCCAACCACTCTTTGCTGTTGAAAAAGCTGGTAGTTGATAGAACTTAATACCGTTGAAATCAAGGCTCATCTCATGATGCTTATCTCCTGTGAAGATGTAGAAGTGTTCATGACTTGACCAATCATTCTTGTATTCCATAGGAAACAGATGGGCAAGTTTGGCAGGTTTGAGAGCATCTCCGTGATTGAACATCATGGCTGAATAGCCATAGCTCACATACTTTCTGTATCTCGGAGAGATGTCAAACACCACACGATCTTCATTTCTAAAATAAGTTTGCAACCAGCTAGCCAGATGCCAGCCTACAAACTCATCATGATTACCAGCTACAAATATCACCTCAACGTGCTCACCTCTTTGAAGAAGCAGGTTTATCACGCTCACCTCATGCTCACATATAGCTTGGAAAGCACTGTGATAGGAAAGGATGTTTTGCTGGGGTGTGCCTTTTGTAGTTGTATTGGTGAACTCGCTGTTAAACTCGTCAGACCCAATGATGTATTTAATATCTGTTAAATTGTTTGCCAGAGAAGCTTGGTTCAGGATGATTTCCACCCTTTGAATAAAATCACCAAACCTCTGACTGATGTCATTATCTCCTCCTATGTCTAACTTATTTAAGTGGGAATCCTGCTTGTTTATAATCAGGCAGGCATCTCTCTTACCCACATCAAACTTAGGAGCTACTATCTCAGGGGAGCAGGGTTGATAGGTTTCCAGGAAGGAAACAAAACTATCTTGAAATATCTGCTCATCTTTCTTTTTGCCTAACCATGCCTTCACTTGGTAGTGAGGCTGTTCAGCATTTCCCCAGTAGTTTTGGACGTATTTAGTTATCTCCCACTTGTCCGTATCTATGTTACACTTTTCAATCAGTTCGTCCAAACTCTTGATTTCTTCTTTAGAGTTGAACACCACCTCACCTGTTCCCTTCTGAATGTCCTCAAAGAATCTTACCACTTGATTTTCTAGGTCTCCAATATAGTTTCCAACTTCTGCCTCATTTTGAGCATCTTCTGAGCTTTTTAGCTCTTTCATCAGCTCATCCACCTCAGCCTCTGTAATGTTTAGCTTTTCTGCGTAGAACTTCTTGCTCTTTTTCCAATGGAGCATTTGTTCCAATTGGTGCAGAAGGGATTGATTTTCAGGCATTTATATTTTTGGTTTAGTTAAAATTGCAGTAAAGGTAAGAAACATTTTGATATTTCCCAAAATTATTTAAACAATTCTCGTTATCCATGATAACATTTTTGGTTATAAATAAAAACTCCCCAGGGTAGAAACCCCAGGGAGAAGCCCTGAAAACCAACAAACAGGGCTTTTGTATATTCATTTATTAGGTGCAACCCTCACATTCTCCGTCACTTGTACAGCTTGTAGCAGAAGAGCAAGGAGCTATGGTTAAGGAAGCTCCTGTTGGAGATGATGCTGAGCACACCTGTACGTTCTGACCAGCACCCAGTGAATTAGTCACAGACTCACCTCCACAAGGTGTATAAGTGTAATCCAGTGATCCTCCTGTTTCATTCAGAATGAAATAGCAAACACAAGGAGCAGCAGTGGTAGTTGTAGTGGTGGTTGTAGTGGTGGTTGTAGTGGTTGTAGTGGTGGTTGTGCAGGGCACTATGGGAATATCAATAAAGTTTGTACACAGAGGAGGATTGTCTGACATCACTCTGATAATGGTGGTTCCGTTAGGAACAAGATTACTTGTATATCCAGCCAAAAGAGATGCTTTAGCCACACCTGTTTCAAAGGCTGCTGTGTATCCATCAACATCTGAATACAGGTTGAAAGGTCCTGTTTCAGACCCTGCAACTGTTAGTGTAATTGTTACTATCATGGTTTATTAGATAAGTGTTGTGGTGGTTGTTGTTGTAGGACAATCTCCCAAATCTGCAGAAGATACGCCAGGAATAGGAGGAATCACCACAGTGCCTGTACAAGCACATATGTAAATTGTACTAAAGCTACCTACAACAGCAGTGTTGTAAAACCCTCCGCAGGCATAGTATATAACTTCTGCAGGAGTGAGGTTTTCATTTGTCACAGAGTAGAAACTGCAAGAAGGACAAAGTATTGTTGTTGTGGTGGTAGTTGTAGAACTTGTAGTGGAAGTTGTGGTGGTAGTTGTCAAACTATTTACAAGGTTCTGAAGAGCAGTCAGTTCGCTTTGTAAGTCACAAATCTCCTCATTCACCTTTTCAAAAGCAACAGTAACTGTATCACATGTATGAATTCCTGTGCAGGAGAGATTGGGACCACTGTACGAAACATTATTTGTTGCAATAGGTTGTACGTTACAGGGATCTACAGGGGTAGTGGGTGTGCAATTGCAAGACATTATATGAAGATTTTAAGCTATTATGGAATATACATGATGTAGTAGCAAGCAAGCACTGGAGGAATGTTGCTGTGAGACTGACCGCCTCCTACAGAAGCATTGACCACAGAAACATTTTGATCAGGGCCACTACCTTTAAGACCTGTAGTTTTATTATCAGTGAGACCCACAGTGGCTGTAGTTCCTGTTGTATTTACAAGATCATACCCAAGGTTTCCACCTGTAGAATGTCCTCTGGCAGCACTGTGAGTTGAGTCTAACAATGTGCTAGTGTCACCAGGATTAGCAATAAAGTGGGTGTGTCCAGGATCTGTTATTGTTACAGTTGCAGTGTGAGTGTGAGCAGGGATCTGAGCAGGTGTAAGTGTAATGGTGTTAGCACCAGTTGTTCCATTTAATGCATAGTTAGGATTACCAGCAATAGCAGGATCTACAGCAGGATTGAGAGCACCACCAGGAACACCTTGAATAGCTCCTACAGGGATTCTTCCACGCTTGTCAGGAGTACCATTGTTTCCGTTACACAGGTAGATGTCTTCAAATCCGTTAGCAGGAATACCTGCGCCTGTCAAATCAAAGTTGGTCAGAGATCCATAGTATTCAACCACTGCATAAGGAACCATTCTGTCCTTATACTGCGTTGCACCAGGACTTGGTGCACAAGCTGCCACCAGGGCACAGAGCTCTGATTTCTTTACATAGTTGGTCTCAACATCTAACACAAAAGCCTCAAAATCAACAATATGATCACAAAGCTTTGTAATGGTAGCCTGAAGAATAGCATGTGTTCCTGAGGTGCTACTTACACCATCAAGACAATCCACTGTGTAAGCTCCTTCTAGAGCTGCGAATTCACCCTCAAGAGTGGTGAGTCTTTCATCAAGTTCACAGATGGCTTTTATAAGTGCCTGAATCACGTTAATGAGAGTGAGGTCTTCACACTCCACTAGATTCTTATTAACAATCTCACAAATGATTTGTGGGTTGATATCTAGCTTAATACCGCTTCCATTGAGCGTTGATACAAGAAATCCAATCAGAGCTTGTTCAACATATGACAGAGAGTCTCCTGTTTTAATCCCTAAGATGGGAACATCCACTCCTGTATATTTGACACACTGATCTGATACAATTTCTGTACAGCCGTTATAACAATTTGAACAAGACATTTATCTAAATTTTAGAATTTTAACTCTGCTGGCAATCATGTTCACAGTGAACTCAGCATTATAATGGGGATTGCAATACTTATAAACAAGAATCCTCCTATAGTTTAGGAGGTCCAACATGGTCCCACCAGGGACAGGTTGGTTTAAAATAAATACAACATTATTATACAAATTGTTAGCCAGGTTGGCAATCTTACAATCTATCTCTGCAATCAGAGAAGGAATGTTAGCACATTCTGGACAATTTGTGAGCCTTGGCGACAACATTTCTTATAAAGTTTTTGCTTTGTTTAGTGGCTGCATTACAGGCTGCGCATAAGCCATTGATAAGCTGGCACCCACAGCCAAATTTAGCTCCACAATTACGACAACTTGCCATGTTATGAGAAGTTTATTATGTAGTTGTTTCCAGAGCATCCACAATTGTTCTTGAGGAAGTTATCCAACATATTGTCCGCTTGGGCATATAGTTTCATAGCTTCCTGTGTAGCACAGTTGTTAGCTGCAGCTATAGAACCCTGAATAAAGAAATAGATGGATGTAAGATCCACCTTTGCTTGGGTTTTAATAGCCCTATCACACTCCATCATATCCAGCTTCATAAATGCACCATCAAACTTCTCTTGCAGCTTTTCCACACGCATGATAGACTTTTCTACAAAGTTGATGTATGCAGGTGCTACAGAGTATTTTAGATGGTACACTCCATCAGGAAGAGGTTGTTCCACTCCTGGTGCAGTGATGCCTAGATTTGAAGAGTTGAAAATGTTGAAGTCATTAACGCTGAATGGTCTCATTACAATACCAAAACCAGGAACGTTAATCTCAATAGTGGCTCCAGAAACAACAGGGGGATTAGTAGGATAGACAGAAGCATCAGCAATTCCTAATGTTAGTGTATTGTATGTAGGAATCACTAATATGTCTAATTTCAAATCTGCCATGTTGTTTGAAATAAATAAGCCAGAGGATCTGAGTTTGTATCCTCTCACCTCTGGCTTAGGTTATATGATTTTGTTTCCTAGCTTCCTACTATTACGGAATCAGAGTAGATGTGGTAGTAGTAGTGGGCCAAATGGTAGTGGTGGTAGATGTGGTAGTAACACAATCATTATCAGCCACTACATTTCCCAACGCAGCCTCAAGGATAGCTTCAAGAGCAGTTTCTTCAGCAGATCCTTTTTGAACAGCGATGATAACTCTGCTATCCTCCATGATGTAGTCACCCCATTGGTAAGCAGTTTTGTCATACTCGTTGAAACGGATGTTGAAGGTGTTGTAAGTGGTACCATCACTTACCCAGCTCTCAAAGTTCTCATTGTAGCCATTCATTCTGTAGAGGTGCTTCAAATATCCAGCTTGGTAGCTGTAGAAGTTCTTCTCCAGTTGTGCAATCTCAGCAGATGTACCGCTGGGATAAGAAGCACGCTGAATAATGGTAGCATCAGCTACAATGTTACAAGCATCAGCCACGATGAAGTCAGCTGTGGTTGCTGGTCCATTGTACACGAATGTACGGAACCACATGCGGTCATACTCCCAAGGGAACGCTGCAACATCACAAGGCTGTCCGTACTTAGTCAGGGGTTTACCTGTAATACGCAGGATAGCGTTCTGATCATTTCCAATACGCTGGAACTGATAGAATGTGTTGAAAGAGATGTTGTCAGGGTTGTTACCAGGAGCTTGGAGTTCCAATTGATAGATGAACTGGTCAATCAGAGCAGGCACATCCACAGTATCACAAGGATCACCACCACACTCGCAACAAGGAGCTTGAACAGTTACACTACGAGTGAAACCGTTGAAGTACAATGTATCAATGTAGCTAGAGTGAGCACGGAGAGTGAGGGTAACAATGTCACCACACTGTACGTTCCATCCAGATACATCAGTAACCTGAGTGGCAGCAGTAGGACAACCTACAGTTTTGTACCATTCAGTTACATTGCTTGTGCAATTAGCGGTAGCGCATCCTTTAATCTTGTCAGAGCGCTTGGAACCTTGCAGATAAGTGTTTGTGCGTCCCTGAGCTACATAAAAGTAGGGAGAGGCAGCAATGTTACCAGCAGTGGCTACAGCATAGTCTGCTTTGAAGATACCCACTTTTCCAGGGGTAAGATCTTGCGTAGATCCGCTATTGGCAATACCGCTACCAACAGGAACTACGAAGAGCGTAGTTAATGAAAAATCAGCCATTTTGCTTTATTTTAATTGTTAAAAATGTTATTCGTTCGTTTGAATTCTATACACAGAGCTTTGTACAGCAGATTGATTTTCAGTGTACATAGCCAGGTTTTGTACTGTTAGGTCTAGCAACTCATCTTCTAGGTAGGTTTCTAATTCACAGTCAGAATCAACAGAGGGCACACCGTCAAACCTTACATATCCTGTCTTATCAATGTATTGAGGATACCTCATGTAGGAGAGATATATCTTACTGGGGGTAAATGTACCATCTGTAAAGATTGATATCTCGTCAGAAGATAGAAAGTTGAATGTTTCTTGATACTCAAAGGAAGGCTTGTAGTGATCATTATTCAGAATGAACTGAAGATCGCCGTGTTTAGCCAAGTCTCTGTTTATCCAGATCTTTCTGTCCTTACACACCCCCTTGTCAGCTAGTACATAAGCGTCTATGTAGAACATGTACTTAGGAACAAGAAGGTGCAGATTAGCGAACCATTGGTGTAGTTCAGCGTTCTTAACCTGTAGGTCAAGAGGCTGGTGATTATATGTGATTACGAGACTTTGTAAATCTTCGTAACGCTTCTTAAATGAGTCAAGACCCAGTCCACTAATTACGCTAATACCATCAACCTTTTGTTTTATCAGCTTGATTTGAGACTCATTGAGGGCTAAAATCTTATCCTCCAGGTTGATCTGCTGATGAACGTTGGTAGATAGTTTATTTAGTCGTTGGTCAATCTTGTACAATAAACTATCTACTGGTATCATAAGGCAGCTAGTTTCTTAGTTTTCAGCTTACCTTCGAGAGTCAGGAGCATGTCCTGATTATCATCGTCAGCAAGCGTTTTAATTAAATCATCTTCATCCTTGGCCACTTCAAACTCACCCTCGTAAATCTTACCACTAGGTCTAGCTCTGTAGATGGAGTGGGTGAGAGCTTGTTTAACCAAGTCTTTAATATGGAGCAAGTTTTCTCTCATGTCTGCATATCTATTGAACACTTCTACAGGAGAGAGTCCCTGGTATTTACCATTCTTGAACTCTGTCTGTTTCAACAAGTTATCAACCTGGTTGTACACAGCTTCTTCTGTAGTGTTGTCTGTAACAGGCAGTCCCAACAAACGTGCCACTTTCTTTTTCTTCTCAGGAGTCATACTGTCAAACTTGACAATAGCCTTATTGATAAGTTGCTTCTTCTTAAACAGAACAGCATTTTCCACTTCATCATCAGCTACATAGAACTGAGTGTCAGCAGGAAACTCACCACGCTCCCAAGCTTGGTAGCTAGAAGCAATTGTAGGATGCACACGCAACCATGCAAAAGCTAGCTCTTGGAAGGGAATACCTAAGTCAAAGAAGTTATCACCATCCAGCAGTTTTACAGGCTGAACGTGTAGTGAATCTTGGTTTGATGTAGAAAGTCCATAGTTCCAAAACTGAGAACGAGGACCTAAATCAATATCTCCAAGATCTTTTTCAAGTCTTTGTTTCAGAGCTGTAACACGCTCAATTTCCATTTCTCTCTCAAGAGGGTCTTGAATTCTGCGGATGTAAGCAGCATCAGGATCAAGTCCTGTTCTGTATTTACCATCTAGTTCTCTGTAAGGATACTTAAACACCCCTGTTCCAGGAATACGTGTGAATCCTCTTAATGCAAGACCACCTTGCATAGTCTGAAGTTGTGAGTTGTTATACTCTTTCTTGATTGTTGAGACTTTTCCAATCTTGCCCATATGTAGTTTATTTTGTTTGGTTTATTTGCAGAGATGTGAGGACTGAACCTCATGGCAATTGGGAATTTCCCAATCCCCATCTCTGTAGTTTGAGAAGAGCTCCCCCACTCTGAAGTGTGGGGGGCATTCTCTTCTCGGTAGTTTATAAGAACAGCGTAAAGCTGTTGTCTTATTAGAACTGTGGGATTTCTTCAATCAACACTGTACGAGACAGGTCTTCAATGAATACATCACAACGGTCTTTCATCCAGATCTCGTAACCAGGGAACTTGTTGGCAGAGCTCATACCCTGAGACTTAGCAAAGCCTAAGTGGTGGCGAGTTCCATCAATATATCCCCAAGTCATAGAAGGAGCACCCTTCATACGCACCTCACGGATGTTGTTAACCAAAGAACCATCAGACATTGGAGATACGTCAAACACCATGAATACAGGGGTTGACTTCTTGTTCTGTCCAAATTCCAGGTTAGACTGAGGCAGGTCAAGTTCTTTCAGGTGGATGAGTTCAACACGACCAGTCTCACGAGTAACCATTGCATCGAATGCAAAGTTGTAAGTGATGTGTTGTCCTTCTCCCTGCATATAACGGTTTCCGCTATCAGCCATGAAGGTGAGACCACTGTTCAAAGCGTCTGTCTTCAAAGCTTGTTGGAACACGTCAAATCCAGCTTCGTTAGTGTACATTTTAACACGACGATCTTTAACATCCACACGACGATAGAACAGGTCACCAAACACAGAACGAATCAGGTTGGCAGAAAATTCACCACGGTTGTATTGAACCAGGTTACCGTTGTTACGCATGCGGTGGTAAACACCAGCAGAAGTACGCTTAAGTTCTTGCTTGCTACCGTTAGTCTTAACAGTACCAGGACGAGACCAAATCATACGCTTAACTTTCAACTCAAGCATAGACTTACGCATCCAGAACTCAATAAATGGCTCCCACTTAACATCATTACGAGTGAGGGGAAGCTGATTGCGACGCTGAGGAGCATACACCAGGATATCCAAAGGACGTCCAGCAGAGTCACGCATCATTTTGTCATCAGCCCATTCAGTGATTTTGTGCTCGAAACCATATGCAGAACCCAAAGATTCAAACATAGTGATTTGCTCTCCCAAACGAGGAAGACCCAGCAGATCCTGATCGAATTCACCGATTGCAGCATCTACCAGCTCAAGCTCAATACCATACTGAAGGAATGTAGAGCTAACGAAATCCACTGTAGGATTGTCGCTAACCAAAGTGAATGTGTACAAGAAGCCCATGTTCCAAGGAACGGGATCTTTAATCACATAGAAACGAGGACCATACTGACGAGAACCTACAGACACAATAGCGTTCTTAGAGAACTCGTTAGTGTCGAGGATCAGTTGGAACTCTTGACCATCAATACCAGGCTTGCTCAGCTCAGCTGTGCTAGTTGGAACATCAATGATTTTGGGGAATTTGTAGGGAACGGCCACCTGCCATTTCCAAGCATCGCTATTATTATCAATGTAATAAGGCGTGCTCTTGTTGATCATGTCCAGGAAGTCGTTGCTATACAGAGAGCTCTGTGTATAGAGGCTGATGATTTTCTTGTCGTAATCAGCAGGCTCAGTTGAGTGAAAGCTCTCCAGGTGGTTAGCATCAGTGAGTTTACCTACAGCACGCTTGTCCATAGAGGCCACGCGGGCATAAGTAAAGCCAGTTAATCCTGGGATTGTTTGAATTGCCATTTTGTTATCCTTTTATTTAATGAAAATTATAAGAACCATGAATTTGTCTTAGGCTGTTGAGCAGGTGTGCTCTTAACCTTTGTCACTTGTCTGGCTACCTCCCCAAACAGTTCGTTAGATCGTTTTGTAACGCCTGTCTTTTGAATGGTGGATAGAGTGGGATCTTTTTCCAATATCTTGAGGAGGAGAGCAACCTTCACCTTCGTTGCATGATTCTCAGGTCTCTTCAATTCCAGGATAGTTTTATCAAAGTCTGTGAGGGTTTCTCCAGACGCTGTTTTGTACTTATCCACCAGTAGGAAGTCTTGTAGTTCACCAGCTAGTTTGGGATTGATAGGAATACCATCAAACTCCTTAGTTTTCAGCTTATCTTGTAGGACTTGCTGAACGTTACTAATGTATTGATTTTTAATCGCTTGTCTTTGCTGAAGTTCTTGTTCAGCCTTCTGTTCCATCTGTTGAAGCTTTTGGGCTTCTTTCTTTACCAGCACCTTGTGGTGTTTGGTAGCAACAGATTCCAGATCACCGTAGTTTTTGAGTCTTTCAACTTCTGTGTTAACATCTTCAGGCTCAAACCCTTGGTCAGCCAGAGCTTGCTTAATCACTGCCACTTGATTATTCTCTTGTGACAAGTCCATTTCGGCAAAACTCACTACATTATTATATGTCCCAAAATACTCTTTGGGATTAACGCCTTTTACGAATATAGCATCGAATGCTTGTTGATAGTCTTCACCAAATTGTCCGATGAAGCTTTGTACCATCTCAACAGCTCCCTTCTTCTTTTCATTCTGGAATCTTTCCAGAAACTCTTCAGGAGTGGAGATGTTTACATCCTCTTCTTCTTCATCTTTGGAGAATACACCTAGTTTAAACAGGTCTTTTGCTAAAGCACCAAATTGTGTAGAGTCTTCTTCTGCTGGTTGTTCTTCATCAGCAGGAGCATCTTCTTGTTTCAGCTCTCCAGCCTTTGGAGCTTTAGGAGCAGCTTTCTTTGGTGTAACTTCCTGATTATCAGTGGTTTCCTCTTCCTCATCTGTAGCGTCCAGAAGGAAGTTCTTAAGGGTTTCCTGTGAATCAGCCTCTCCAGCAGGAGCAGCAATTTCTTTTCCCTTAGGGGAAGCAGGTTCAGGAGCTGTGGGAGGGGTTGCCTCTTTCACAATCTCCTTAAGTTCATCAGGATTTCCACTAGCAGTTTCAGGACCTACTAGGTCGTTTAGAAGTTCAGCATTTCCAAGTCCCATTTCCATGGTGTCTTGGATACTAAAGTTAAACGACTGCATATCAACATTCTCAGCCATATGTAGTTGTTTTTGATTGGTTTATGTAGTGTAAAAGTAGATAAACCCTATTGAATAACAAAGAGTTATGTAGCTATTATGCCTGTTTTTGGCGATAATATAGCATTAATATAATTTACTCTAACTAAATCACTTTAATTCTACCCATCTAAAACCAAGTTTCCACAGAAATCTGGCTGTCTTGGAGGACTCTTTACTAACCTTTGTCTCGCTCCAGTCAGGGTGTTTTAAGTGAAAATGCTCATGTAGGGCGGTGAGTAAATACCTATAACCACTCAGTCTTACATCTAATTCTATCTTATTCTTATCATCCCAGGCTAGTCCATGAGCTTTTTCTCTGCCTAGTTTACGATGCTCTACCTTATGTGGGTTTGTTATTTCCATATTGACTTGCTTCAAATATTTCTTTAAGAGCCTGATAAGTAATTAATAATGACATCTTTTTTATTCCACTCACCATCTCAACCTCTTCTTCAGACAACAAAACAGTGTCCATGTCCTCAACAACACCCATTGCTTGTATACAGGCTGTAATGTCCTCATGAGGTGTTGGATCAAACTCCATGATGTCATTATCTAATATCTCGTTGATATCCATTATTCTTTTTTAGGTTTCTTCGCTCTTCCCTTCGCATTCTCTTTAGCTATGGCTAGGTCATTCTTCTGGTTCTCTCTAGCCACCTGAAGCTTTTCTCTTTCAACAGCTAGCTTCTCAGCAGCCAGCTTGTTTCTACTATTGATGTCAGCCATCTTTGCTTCAAATTCTCTGCCAGCTTTAGACTGTTCTGCAGCTAACTTGCTGATTTCCAATACATCAGGTGTACCGCTTGCATCAATATCTGTAAGAGGACCAGCTTTAGACTCAGCAGCAATGAGGGCAATCTCTTTCTTGTTGATTCTATCAAGCTCGTTCTGGTAGTTCTCGTTAGCAATCTCCTGTTCTTTTTGAACCTGAGCCTGTTGAATCTGAGCCACTGCAATCTCTCTTTGTTGTTCAATTTGCTGCTGTTGCTGTTGCATTTGCTGTTGTTGCATAGCGTCTTGCTTATCACGCAGCTCTTTGAACACCTTCTTCATAGCCCTCATAGACTTGGTGCTGTACAGCTCAATCACGTCGTACAAGCTTCCACCATTTTGTATAAGTGGCTGAGCAAGTTGACGAAGCTCATTGAACATCTGTGTATCCTCAGGACGGTTGGTGAGGAACACCTTCAAATCACGGAATTTCAAATCAGATCCATTCACTGTAACAAATGCAGCCTCTCCCTCATCAGTGATGTAGCTGAGAGTGGACTGAGGCTTCTTAGATTCTACGTATAGGGCAGCATCAATTATAGCTTGATAGAGCTGACCTAGGACATATTCATGGGCTACAAACAAGGGTTCTGTCTGAGCATAAGATTGTTGGATGGCTGCTTGTGTACCTGTTGCAGACTCACTAGCTGTAACAGAACCAAGGCGCTGTCTACTCATACCCACAAGTTCCCAACACTCGTTCTTTAGTTGCATAGCAAGTTGATAACGAGACTGGATTTCTTGTGTACGTGTAAGGTCAATATCTCTAAACTGGTTGAAGCTAGATGGGCTCTTCAGGTTCTCTGGAGAGTCATCAATGAATACAACACCACGGTTGCGTGCTTCCATTTCCCATATATCAAGAGCATCTTGGGCATCACCATCTTTTGGAACAGGGACGTGTCTAATAGATGTCAAATACACCTTACCCACTTCCTTCTCCAACAGCTTATAGAGCTGGTTCATACATACATTGTACAACACCTGGAAAGGCTTCATCAAATCTACAAGACTCTTGGCCTCTGTATTCTTCACCTCAAATGTTGTACCAATGATTGGGCAATAGTTGAGTAGTTTGTATGGCTTAACATGATAGATGTCTGGACCAATCTTTGTTCCCTGATACCACTGATTTACCCAGCCCCATTCTAGAGATTGTTGTGTAGGTATTGTTCCAGACTTGTAATTCTCATCTACCAGCACGGATTGTTCATTACCCATTTCATCTAGATAGATGAGTTTACCAATCTTTCTTTTGCTAATCCAATAAGATCTTACCACTACGTATTTATATCCAAAGGATGATACGTTAGATGTGAGTCCTAAGAAGTCTTTGAGTCCATCGTTGTTCTCCTTCATTTCTGATTCAATGATCATACGTGTCTGAAGAACAAGCGGATCATATGTATCATACATTACAGAGTCTATACCAGGAATAGCGTTAGGATTGCCCAGATTAGACTCACGAACATTGATAAGTCCATAGTCTTGAAGTGAGCTCCTGAGGTGATCAATTTCCTCTTTAGTGAGATCAGGAATGCTTTCAATAATCTCTGAGAGCTCCATAACTTGCACTGTACCAGCGGCATAAGCGCCCTGAGCTCTACCTGTAGGATCAGAGATCCACTTTCTATCAGGAGTTGTAAGAAACCAAGTGTTCTTAGGGTTAGCCACCTCAATGTTAAATCCAAGTTTTGAGTTGTCTTCATATATATGGTAGAACTGACGTGCTGAAATTAATAAGTCACGGAAGGCATCTTCTGATTTCTCTTTTAAGTTGAACTCAGCTTTCTGACAAGTGAGCACATGATTAGCCCACTTCTCAGCCACAGATGTATAGCTATCAAGGACATCCTTGACATCATCCATAGTCATCTGGTTGAGCTCTTCCTCATCCACCTCTTGTCCGTTAAGAGCTGCTTGTTGTAAAATCTTTTCTCTGGCTTTAGAAATGACATATTGCTGAAGAATGCCAGTTTTATATTCTAGTTCTTCAGCTTGGCTATCATCATCAAATGCTTTCACCCTGAATGTATCAGGGCGTTTGCTAATCTCACCAACTAGTTCGTTAACAGGAGTGGTGATGATGGAATACATCTTCACATATGCAGGAAGCTGTAAATCAGCTGTCAGAACATCTGTAAAACTTCTCACCTGTGGTTCTTGATAAAAGTCTTCCATGCGTAGGATGCCCTTCATCAAATCATAGTTCTTAACAAAGGTGTCACGGTTTTTTACATACTCAGCATACGACTTGTTTGCAAAGTAGTCCATGGTGTTCTTTATCCAACTCTCATCCTGTTTCTCCTTCTCAGTTTTAAACTGATCAGGAAATATGTTAAGATAGGCATACCTAATGGTAGCATCTTTTGTATATCTAATAATAGCCATTATATGAATAATTTACTTTTCTTTCTTTGGAACATTCCTCTAGACTCTGTGAAAAGTTGGTTCTTTTTATTAGGTCTGAACAATGCTTTTAGTCTTTCATCTCCAGATCCTCCCACCTTTCCAAGGATGGGGTCCATCTTAAGAGCCTGAGCTATAGCTAGTTCTGCAGCGATGATTCGGTCAAAGTTACCCTGATCGTTATACTGAATTATCTCTTCTAACAGCATTGGATCAAATATCTTTGACACTCCTCTAAATTCTTTTGTGACATTCCCATCTGCATCTGTCTCTCTGTGTATCACTTCTTCCATATACTTCTTTAGACAGTTGTGCAGATAGTCCCTGATTTTGTCAGAGCTTCTGTGCACTCCATATTCACGTCTTACGGTGGTACCAGGCACTATCTCCTTTAACCAATCTGGTTGCTTCTCTAGATAGTGAGCATCCCCTTTGGCTTTCATATATTCTATGAAGGAAATGTCATCATTTTCACAAAGCGTTCTAGCGTTGTAAAACTTGATGAGCATTCTGGCCTGTTCTTCCCAGGTTTCCTTCTTATCAGGACGTGCACAATACGAAGCTACGAACATATCCTGATATTTCTCACTAGTGATGTCATGCATACGTTTATAAATGTATACAGATCCCAGTGATGTAGAATAGGCAGCTTGTCCTTGTCTATAGGGGTCCACACCAGCTACATACAGCCCATAAGGAGGGTTCTCCATAGGAAACTCATATATAACAACAGGGGCATCCTTCAAATCACTGTTCTTCAGAGGAAAGTTGGTGATGGGTTGTTTGTCTGTAAACTCATGCTTTATCCTATCCTCATCATGGAACAATATAACAGGAGTGCCTGTGCGCTCTTGCTGCTGAAGCCTAAACTTCTGACGTTTAGCTGCTTCTATGTCAAATATGTTCGTGTCCTCATTTAAGAAGATGTCATCCACCTCAATGGGATAGTACATCTTCTCCTTCAAATAAGCCACTCTATCACCAGCCTTTTTCAGGCGTTCTAGGTTGCTTTCTGTAGTTTCTTTAGCCTTCTGTTCATTACTCACCAGCATAGAGACATTGTGTAAGTCACTATCTGCTGGCTGGTTTAAGTAGGCTCCAAGTGTGGAAGGTTCTTTGGCTTCCATCCTATACTTATAGGAAATGAAAAGCCCGTGCACCCTTTTTTCATCTTTCTCGTTATTATAAGTGAGAAAGTTAAAATTGTCCACATCAAACATGAGGGTTTTAGCGTCCATGAAACGCTTCATATCACCACCTGTTCCTGTAAGAATAGGAGAACACCCCCATCCATAAGGGGTGGTGAAACCAGGCACAGCTGCTTGGAAACCTCTGAGGAAATTACCCTTACCAATCTCGTCAATAATTAGTTTACGAGGTTTGGTACCTGCAATAGCCTCTTCATTGTTACCTTCATCCAAGTTACGGATGAGGATTTGGGAAAACGGTATACGTTCTCCTCCTTTGGTTTTGATTCCCAGTGTCACCTGGTTCTTCCAATTATCCTCCACCCTCTGCCATCTCCAGGCTTCTGGGAGGAAGTTGAGGCCTTTGTCCAGCTTATCTGTGATCAGCTTGATATCTGGAGCATTCAACCCAGCGATCACATTCTGGGAATTCTCATCAAATGTTGCGCCCCATCCGATATAACTGGCCTCAATAACAGACTTAGCAAAACGTCTGATGCCCAGTATCACTAGGCCTCTTTTTTCTTGCTGAGCTCTGTCTATTTCGTTTGTCACCACCCACTCATTATCACGTAATAAGGGGTTGGCATATTTCTGATAGATTCTTCCACGTTCATCTATTACATCCACCTCTGTGTGCCAGATGTTTAGGTGCCAATATAGGAATGGGTTGATATACACCCCATTCATCATACACCCGTTGAGACATATCTCTCTATGGAAGTCAAAGAATGGCTTATACTCTGCAGACTCTCTATCAGGCAGACGTTTCTGGTTGATATACCAGTCTTTGTAGTCTATGCTTATAAGCTCACTCATCGTCTGTTTCTAAGGAAATCCTCAGCCATGGAGCTTAATTCTCCACTACCTCTCACCTCCACCTTAGCTTCTTCCTTCTCACGCAGCTTTTCCACCACCTCAAGTAGGGCTAAGTAGTTCTTCATGGTTTCCTGTATAAACTTACCCTGTGCTTCAATAGAAGCAATCACCATAGGTATCATGCCTCCTTTTGACGTGGGTTTCCATTCTACACGATCCTTTAGTTCATGCAGGGGATTGGCATCTACATAAGCCTTCCAGCTTTGTAGCTGTTGCTCAGCCCAATCTAGCTCAGCATTAACATATGTAGTTTTAGTAGTCTTCGCCATCTTCTTCTTTTAGAATGTCTTCCAAATTCATACCATCACGGATGATTTGGTCTATTTCACTCTCATCTGTATGAGGCACGTCCATATCTAGCTCAGCCTTATACTTCTCAAGAGCAAAAACTATTTCTTTGTCAGAAAGCCCCCACACATCTCCATATTCATCCAGCGCTGTGGCTATATGTCTACCCATGTTATAATCAGGATAGCTTATATGTAATTGCTGAAGAAGGGCAATTATTCTGTGATAGTCGTTGGGTTTTCCCATGTCTACAATTTAGGCTATAATACCAGCCGTACTTGCAGAAAGCTTAGCTAGCCCAGGCGTAATCACGTCCTTTATAAGCTTGGCAATCTGTTCGTTGGCCAGGGTTTTAACATCTTCGGATACTCCTGGTGTAGCCACCAAGGCTCCCAGTTTTTCAATAACAATCCATGCTTCTACTACAGGGTTCATATTAGTTGGTTTAAATCTTCGTCCGTTATTGGTTTATCTTCATCTTCTTCTTCTGTGGCGTAATACTCACTTTTAACAGCTATACCTATTGAGTCTTGTTCCTCACCAGGCACCCCTATTATATCTACATAATCCACACCACGTTCATATATATCCTTTAGGGCTTCTAAGAGCACTAACAGGGGTATTTTCTTAAGCCTTATTTCATTTTCCCTCTCCATACTTTTCTAATTCATCACCCTGTTCTTCCGTGGCTACAGCCTCCCACTTGTTTATAGGACAGGAACAAGAAAGGCATTTTGTCTTAGCAGCCAATGTACATCCACAATGTGTGCAATGATCATCTGGACGAACAGAGTTGTAGTTTTTTGAATGCCAGCGACAAGCTTCACAAATCTTCATCCTATATTCGCTTGTTTCCTGGATGGCCTGTTTTATCTCCTTAGGCGGTATGAGGTTGTTCCTCCACCCCTCGTATATCTGGGAGAAGTTGATTTTCATGTAATTTTGGTTTTAGCGCCTCTATATTACTTTTCGTCGTCTGAAGCTTCATTTCTGTAGCTCTCTTTTTCGCCTCTGGCAAATCTGGCTGAGAGAGAATGTTTAAAAGCGCCTTTTCTATCTGCTTATACATCTCCATCTTCTTGACAGCTTTTTTGTCATTGAAAATGAGCTTTCCAAACCCACTGATTTCTACGCTCTTATTATTAAGCAGCGCTTCGTTGGCTGATTGGAACTGATGGTTTATAACGGCCTCTAGCGTCTTTTCGCTAGTCATCATCTTGGGAGCTAGCTTCCTAATCAGCCAGTCCTTCATTGGTAGGCTTACTGGCTTATCCATTTACTAGCTTGATTTCTAGGGTGATGTCTTTAGAGAAGTCTAGGACAATGACAGGATTCACCTTCACCTTAGAGCCATCCTTTATCAGGATGCCCATCTTCTTAAGCTTGGAGATGATGTTATTAATCGTAGGACCTGTTGTTCCATACTTCTCACAAAACTCCTGTCTTACAGAGGCGTAGCTCATATTTCCCCTAACAGCTGTAAACGCAATCAGCTCTATTTCTCTTTTCGTAAGCTGTAGATTGTTTACAGAAGACAATATAGAATAATACTTCTGAGCTAATAAGAAACTATCAGCTTCAGCTCTTCTCATTCTCTGTAATATCGTCTTTCTTTCCATAATTAGTTAGAGCAAAGATAGGGAATGTTTCTAACATATTCAAACACAATTATTTACACGAATGCTATATTATGTCCCATTTCCTCTCACCAGAAGCAACAATACACTTCCCCACCCACCACCCCAAAGGTACTGTGGTGAGAATGATATTTCCAAATTTATTTTTTTAGTAAGGGCATAGCTTGACAAAACACCCCCCTAGGTAAGCCTATATATTGACATTCCCCCCTTTCAGATTTCACGTGGAACAAGCCCCCCATTCCCATATATAGTTGAAAATCAATCGTGTGCATAGGAGGGGAGGGTACTTCCAACAGCAACCCCTCCTAGTTTGGCCAGGGTTGGGGGTATCCCCCGATCAATTATTAACCAAAAAACATTTTAAAATGGCTTTGAAGTTTGGAAAGTACGAAAGACAAGACAGAGTTGAACTTGGGACAGTTCACTCATTAGTGGGTAAAGGCGGTAAAATTGCCTTAATTCCTAAAAACCTTGCTGATGAAGACAAGCGTGTGGCAGTGATTCTCACTAAGAAGAATGGTGACAGTGCCATGATTCTGTGCTCAGAGGCAGTCAGCAAAGGTGTGCGTGCTAAAGAAATCACAGTTAGCAACCTGTTGGGATTTGTCGTGACAGAACAGCTCACTACTAAAGGTGAGACAATCTACGTCATTACAATGCCTAACAGTGGTGGTCAGCTGATCGAGCAGTCTGTTGACAGCTTGAAAATCACTGAGTTCGAGCCTGCTGCAATCGAGCTTGATGATTTGGTAGCGTTCTAATGAACAGGAAGAGCCCTTCGGGGCTCTTTCCTTATATATAGGGTGGGTCCAAGATAGGGTGGGCTCTAGAAAACGCATCACAACTCATTGATTTACAGAGAGATGAGAGGTGCAGTGTACTACATTCCCACAAATAGCCACTTTTTCACACCGTGAGCATATTCAAAAAGCTATGTCATACATATAGCATTAATTAACCAAAAAGCCTGTACACAGGCAAGCGCTTGTTATGAAAAAGTATTTAGTAATCCTATGGCATAAGTTAGGATGTAAGGAGTTTACATTGATATCAGATAGATATCCTATGGACAGTCAGATAGTTAGTGCATCTGGTGTTAATTGGGATGATATCATTGACTATGAGATACATTATTAAGAGCCTGTAACAGGGCTCTTTTCTTTTAATGCACTAATTTATGCCTAAGCCTAAAACAATCATTACAGATAGCCATATAAACATTATTCTTAGAGGTATAGAGGATGGTTATACTATTCAGGAGTGTTGTATACGCTTTTTAGGGTTTAGCCATCAGGCTGTTTTCTATCACAATGCTACAAAAGATCAGAAAGCTTTAATCGTTGCACATAAACTATTACATTCCAATCAACATGCTTGTTATTCACGTATACAAAAGAGATTAAAATAGATTTCTGTTATTTAGAGGTGTTCTACTTCAAAGAATAGAGGCTTTTTGGTGATGCATCAAACCATACTTTTTACACAATCCCTTATTAATCAACAACTTAAATTAATTCACATGAGAAAATCATTTAACAGACAGCAATTGTCTGATTATGATGAGGGCCCAGATGCTCTCAAGCTTTCCATTGATTTGGAAGAAGAAAAAGTTACACAGAAACAATTATGGATTATAGATGGTCATCCATATTGGGCTGTAAGTTATGAGCAGGCTGTTCAATTAGCCATGATGCTCGATTGATTTCATATGGCAAGCAATCGTTTACGCTCCTGTGTGTCTACACTGGGAGCTTTTATTAATTAAACAATTTAAAATCAAATAGTTATGTTATTAAGATGGATCTATTATGGTGTAGCGCTGGTAGCTGCTGTGCCATTTATTACATGGAGTGGAATTGTTAGCCTCATTATGTGGAATGACACATATTGGGATAATGCCTGTCATGGTGTTTATACAGCACTCAGTGATGACAAAGATGAGTTCCTCAGAAAAACTAGATAGTATGAGAAAATATTTGGCCATTTGCCTCATAATTGCTATATTTATGTGCCAGTCCTGTGCCACAAATGGCTATGGATGCAAGGGTAGAGCTAAAGAACCTACGGGCACAATAGGCAAGAAATGGAAGGCATTGTAAGAATTGAGTTGTTGGGTTAGTAAGTACAAAAGGACAGCCCTGAAATATGGGCTGTTCCTTTTTTTATATGCTAAAGAGTATAAGAATGCACTATTATATGCATTCCATTGCATTTGCATATAATTTACTGCATAATGTGTCATAAAAGGCACTTTCTGGCTCATATTTGAGCTATATAAGTCACATTATAGCTCATATGTGAGCTATAAATAGTCAAATCAGTCAGTTATGAAGATAAGCGCATATGTCACCAAAGGAAAGCACAAAGATAGTGTCTACCTCAGAACATCTCTTCCTGGATATGATAGTCAGGGTAGGAGATTATACGGTGGTATAACAGAGTATCGTATGGGAGTGAAAGAACGTACAAAAGAGGAAGCTTTAAGCATAGAGAATAAGAAGGCTTTTCTAAGACACATTATATTAAGTATCACTACAAACAAATAAACTATGGCACAACAAACAGCAGTAGAATGGTTAGATAGATGGTTTAGAGATAATCCTGAAGCTACACACGAAGAAGGAAACAAAGCACTTGAACAAAAAAGAGGTAAACCCAAAATACTTTCAACTTTCAAAATAATTCTATGAAGTAC